ATGAAGAAGGGCGGCTGCGCGATGAGCTACGCAAACAGCATATTGCCGATGGAGGCGCTGGGATTGATCTTGATGCCGCCCGAGGTGAAATCGAATGCCGCATGGCTCGCTTGCGAGAGCGAGCAGATGCAGACCGAATTGCTGGAGATGCTGAAACCGGATGAGGTTGCGGCCTTGCCGTGGCTTTGGCGGTTCTGGGCGTTCCCGCACCAACTGCCACCTGAGGGGGCTTGGCGCACTTGGGTGGTTCTGGGCGGGCGAGGTGCGGGCAAAACCCGTGCCGGGGCTGAATGGGTGCGCGCGCAGGTGGAGGGGGCAAAGCCCTTGTCACCGGGCGCGTGTCGGCGGGTGGCGCTGGTGGGTGAGACGCTGGATCAGGCGCGTGACGTGATGGTCTTTGGCGAAAGCGGGATCATTGCGTGCTGCCCCCCGGACCGCAAACCTGAATGGCAGGCGACCCGGCGCAGGCTGGTTTGGCCCAACGGCGCGGAGGCACAGGTGTATTCGGCGAGTGACCCCGACAGCCTTCGAGGTCCGCAGTTTGACGCGGCCTGGGTTGATGAGTTGGCCAAGTGGAAGAAGGGGCAGGCGGCGTGGGATATGTTGCAGTTTGCCCTGCGGCTTGGGCGTGATCCGAGGCAGGTGGTCACGACGACACCGCAACCTGTGCCGGTCTTGCGCAACCTAATTGAGCGGGGATCGACGGTGGTGACGCACGCGCCGACGCAAGCCAATCGGGCCTATCTGGCGGCGTCTTTTCTAGCCGAGATTGAGGCGCGCTATGCGGGCACGCGGCTGGGACGACAAGAGTTGGACGGCGAGTTGCTGGACGAGGTGGAGGGGGCATTGTGGTCCCAAGCCATGTTGGAAGGTTGCCGTGTGGAGGCGGTGCCGGAGTTGGACCGGATTGTGGTCGCGGTGGACCCGCCTGTCACGACCGGGGCGAAGGCGGATGCCTGCGGGATTGTTGCGGCGGGCGTTGTGATGAAGGGCGAGCGTAAGGATTGGCGCGCCTATGTGCTGGCGGATGGATCGGTGCAGGGGGCATCGCCCACGGGATGGGCGGAGGCGGCGGTGGCTTTGACAAAGGATGTTGGGGCGGACCGGGTGGTGGCGGAAGTTAATCAGGGCGGGGATTTGGTCACGGACTTGCTGCGGCAGGTGGAGCCGTCGCTGCCAGTGACCCAAGTGCGGGCCACCAAGGGCAAGGCGCGGCGGGCGGAGCCTGTGGCCGCGTTATACGAGCAGGGGCGGGTGAGCCATGTGAGAGGCTTGCCAGCGCTGGAGGATGAGATGTGCCGGATGACGGTGCAGGGGTATCGCGGTGCGGCCTCGCCAGATCGGCTGGATGCTTTGGTCTGGGCGATCCATGCGTTGATGATCGCGCCTTTGGGCGCAGGCAGCGCGCCGCGTATGCGGATTTTGTAAAACGAACGATTTGGGCTGGCGATTTTGGGCCGCGCGTTTGGCGTGTGGTCTGGTTTGGCGTGCCTGAGCATCAGACCCAAAAGGGGGCAGGTGAATGGTTTTCAACCTCTTCAAAGGGGCCGCGCGGGAGGCTCCGCAGGTCAAGGCAAGTGCCACGGGGCGTGTTGCGGCGATGGGGGCTATGGGTGGTGGCGGTGGTCGTGTGGCGTGGACGCCTCGGGATGCCGCGAGCTTGACGCGCAACGGCTTTGCGGGCAATCCGGTGGGCTTTCGCGCGGTCAAGATGATCTCGGAGGCGGCGGCGTCTTTACCGCTGCTCTGCCAAGATAGCGCGCGGCGCTATGAGGTGCATCCGGTGGTGGGGCTGCTGTCGCGGCCCAATGCGGGCCAAGGGCGCAGTGATCTGTTTGAGGCTTTGTATGCGCAGGTGCTTTTGACCGGGAACGGGTATCTGGAGGCGGTCGCCGCAGACGAGGGCCTACCGGTGGAACTGCATTGCTTGCGCAGTGACCGGATGCAGGTGGTGCCGGGCGGCGACGGATGGCCTGCTGCCTATGATTACGTCGTGGGGGCCAAGAAGCATCGGTTTGATGTGTCGGGCGCGCGTGCCCCGATCTTGCATGTAAAAAGCTTTCATCCCCAGGACGACCATTACGGGTTGTCGCCCATGCAGGCGGCGGCGAGTGCGATGGATGTGCATAACGCGGCGACGCGCTGGTCCAAGGCGCTGCTGGACAATGCGGCGAGACCCTCGGGCGCGATTATCTATAATGGTCCGGAGGGCGGCGGGCTGTCGCCGGACCAGTTCGAGCGGCTTCAGGTGGAGATGGAGAGCTACCATCAGGGCGCGCGCAACGCGGGGCGACCGATGTTGCTGGAGGGCGGGCTGGACTGGAAGCCGATGGGGTTTTCGCCCTCGGACATGGAATTCCAGAAGACCAAGGAGGCCGCAGGGCGCGAGATTGCCTTGGCCTTTGGGGTGCCGCCGATGTTGATGGGGATACCCGGCGATGCGACTTACGCGAACTATGCCGAGGCGCACCGGGCGTTCTACCGCCTGACGGTGCTGCCGCTGGCGCGTAAGGTGACGGAAGCGGTGAGTGCGTGGCTGGACGGGTTTGAAGCGTCGGGCGTGGCGGTGTCGCCGGACCCGGACGGCGTGCCTGCCTTGGCCGCCGAGCGCGATGCGCTGTGGTCGCGTGTGGGCACTGCGGAGTTCCTGAGCCGTGCGGAAAAGCGCGCCTTTTTGGGACTGCCTGCCGAGGATGACGCTGGATGAGCGGGACACCTCGAAGCGGCTCGCGCTTTCTTTACGAGCCATTTGAGTGTGCCCCAAGAGCCTGCGCACCGAACCATAAGCTGGACGCCTATGAGCAGGTGATGGCCGAGCGCTGGTTGGCCTTGGAGTTCCGGCTCAAGACCATGGAGGGCGTTCTACAGCGCGTTGAGAAGCGCATGTGGTTGACGATTGTTGGGGTCGCGGGGGTGGTCCTGGCGGATGCGGCGGCCGCGCTGTTGATCCTGCCCTAGCACGAAGTTCCCTGAAGGAGAGTATCATGGGCGAGATGCCTTATATGACCAGCCTGGAGACGGGTCTGGAGCTGAAGTTCTGTCAGGTCGAGGCTGGCGCAGAACAGGGCGATGATCTGCGGATTGAGGGCTATGCCAGCCTGTTTGGCGCCCCCGATCAAGGCGGCGATGTGGTGGAGGCGGGGGCCTATGCGACCTCGCTGTCGCGCGCTGCCAAAGCGGGGCGCGGCATCAAGATGCTGTGGCAGCACGATCCGCGCGAACCGATTGGCGTTTGGGACGAGGTCGAGGAAGACGGCACGGGCCTGCGGGTCAAAGGGCGTATTCTCGACTGTGTTGCACGGGGCCGGGAAGCGGCGGCCTTGATCAAGGCGGGCGCGATTGACGGGCTGTCGATTGGCTACAGGACGGTGAGCGCTGCGAAAGGCACGCAGGGCCACCGGCTGCTGCAAGAGGTGGAGCTTTGGGAGGTGTCTGTGGTGACCTTCCCGATGCTTCAGCAAGCGCGACTGGGCGGCAAGGGCGATGGCCCGGGCGACGGTTTGCACGATCTGGCGGAGGCGCTGGACGCGGCCCGTCGCATGATGGCGGGGCAGGACTGAACGTCCCCATATTTTCAAAGGCATTCATCGAGGAGAGCAAGATGAACTTAGGCGAAACCACGCCTCGGGCCGGGGCGATTTTTACCCCAGTTGAGGCGAAATCCAACAGTCCCCAAGTGCCCGGTGTCCGTGAGGCGCTGACCGGATTTGTTCAGGACTTCAAGGCCATGCAGGCCGATTTACATGACCGTATGCAACAACAAGAAGAGCGAATTACTATGCTTGACCGTAAGACCCTTATCAACTCTGCGACCAAATCTGTGCGCCCTGCTTTGTCGGGTGCAGTGTCTCAGGATGCCCCGCACCAGAAGGCCTTTGAGGCTTATGTGCGCTCGGGCGATGATGACGCGCTGCGCGGCCTTGCCATGGAGGAAAAGGCAATGTCGGGTGCGGTGGCTGCCGATGGCGGTTATCTGGTTGACCCGCAGACCGCAGATACCGTGAAGACCGTGATGCGCAACATGGCCTCGCTGCGCGGCATTGCCCAAGTGGTGACGGTTGAGGCGGTGTCTTATGATGTGCTGGTTGATCACACGGATATCGGCTCGGGCTGGGCCAATGAGACCTCCGCGCTGACCGAAACGGACACCCCGCAAATCGACCGGATCTCAATCCCGCTGCATGAGTTGTCGGCGTTGCCGAAGGCCTCGCAGCGGCTGCTCGATGACAGTGCCTTTGACATTGAGGCGTGGCTGTCGGCGCGGATTGCGGAGAAGTTTGCACGCTCGGAAGCGTCCTCGTTCATTGGCGGCGACGGCGTGGACAAGCCCAAGGGTGTTCTGGCCCATACGCTGATCGACAACCAGAACTGGGCTTGGGACGCGCTGGGTTATGTCACCACGGGCTCGGATGGCGATTTTCACAGCACCGCCCCGGCGGATTCGCTGGTCGATCTGGTCTATGCGCTGGGCGCGCGCTACCGCGCCAATGCGACGTTTGTGATGAACTCGAAGACCGCGGGTGTGGTGCGCAAGATCAAGGACGCCGATGGGCGCTTCTTGTGGTCCGATGGCTTGAGCGCGGGCGAGCCTGCCCGTTTGCTGGGCTATCCGGTGATGGTGTCTGAGGACATGCCGGACATCGCGGCTGACTCAGCCAGCGTGCTGTTTGGCGATTTCGAGGCGGGCTACACGATTGCCGAGCGCCCCGACATTCGCATCCTGCGTGACCCGTTCTCGGCCAAGCCGAACGTCCTGTTCTACGCGTCCAAGCGCGTTGGTGGCGACGTGACAGATTTTGCCGCGATCAAGGTTCTGAAATTCGCCACATCTTAAGCGGCGATCCTGATCGGCCCGGCGTCTTGTGGCGTCCGGGCTGATTTTGGTGTGCGGGCCTGTCCTGTCTAGCTGTTCCCTCCGTCCGAGCGGGGTGGGGCCGCACATCTTTAAGTATATCAATGGTTTGGCAAGCGGGCGGGACTTGAGGGAGAAGTTTCATGGTGGTTGAATTGGTCCCTGTGCCGCAAGCGGTTTTGCCGATTGCTGCGTTTCGGGAATACCTGCGACTGGGCTCAGGCTTTGCCGATGACGCGTTGCAGGACGGTGTTCTGGAGAGCGCCTTGCGGGCCGCCTTGACGCTGGTTGAGCGGCGCGCGGGCGTGGCGGTGTTGAGCCGAGGCTTTCGGTTTAGCGCGCGGCGATGGCGGGATCGGGCGGGGCAGGTTTTGCCGATCTCGCCGGTGAGCGCGGTCACAACGGTGCGGATTATCGACGGGGATGGCGTGGCGCGTGAGGTCGCGGCGGGCGGTTGGCGGTTGGTTTTGGACGGGCGAGTTGCGTGTCTGGAGCCGCTGGGGCTGCTTCCGGCGGTGCCGCGATTGGGACGGCTGGAGATTGATCTGGTCGCCGGATTTGGCGCGAGTTGGGAAGTGGTGCCTGCGGATTTGGCGCAAGCGGTGTTCATGCAGGCCGCGCGGTTTTACGAGCAGCGCGGTGGTGGTGAGGGCGGTTTGGCGGCGGGCGTTGGCGCGCTGTTGGAGGCGTATCGCCCGGTGCGCGCGGGCTTTGGCGGGGCGGCGCGATGAGCGGGCCGATGTTGAACAGACCGCTGATTTTGGAAGAGCGGGTTGAGGTTGGCGATGGCGCTGGTGGCTTGACGACGAGCTGGGTTTCACTCGGGACGTTGTGGGCGGCGGTGGACGCGCGTTCGGGCCGGGAAGGGCGTTTGGGCGGTGCGGTTGTGGCGCGTGCCTCGTTTCGGATCACGGTGCGGGGGGCGGCTGTTGGGGCTGCGTCGCGGCCTCGGCCCGATCAGCGGTTTCGGGATGGCAGCCGCGTGTTTCGGATCTTGGCGGTGGCTGAGGCAGACGCGCGCGCGCGGTATCTGACCTGCTTTGCCGAAGAGGAGGTCGCGGCATGAGTTATGGGGCAGGGGCCGCGCTGCAGGCGGCAGTTTTCGGCGCGCTGAGCGCGGAAGCGGCGGTCACGGCGGCGTTGGGCGGCGCGATTTTTGACGCGATGCCAGCGGGGGTCTTGCCGGAGACCTACGCGATTTTGGGGCCGGAGGACGTGCGGTCGCGGGGCGACAGTGGCGGCGCGGTGGCGCGGCATGATTTCACTGTCTCGGTGGTGAGTTCGGCTGCGGGATTTGCGGGCGCGAAGGCGGCGGCGGCGGCGATTTCAGATGTGCTGAACGGGGCCGATTTGGTTTTGACGCGCGGTGCGTTGAGCGATCTGAGCTTGTTCAAGACACGGGCCACCCGGCTGAAAGGTGGCCTGCAACGACGGATTGATCTGCGGTTTCGGGCGCGGATTGACGATTTTTGAGACCTTAGGAGGGCACCATGACAGTGCAAAAAGGCAAGGACTTGCTGATTAAACTCGACCTGACCGGGACCGGCCAGTTCGAGACGATTGCGGGGCTGCGCGCCACGCGGATCACGTTTAACGCAGAAAGCGTTGATGTGACCTCGTTGGAAAGTGCGGGCGGCTGGCGTGAGTTGCTGGGCGGTGCGGGCGTCAAGTCTGCGGCGATCTCAGGCTCGGGCGTGTTCCGGGACGCGGGCACGGATGAGCGCGCGCGCCAGATCTTCTTTGACGGAGAAGTGCCGGAATTTCAGGTGATTATCCCGGATTTTGGCGTGGTCGAGGGGAAGTTCATGATCACCTCGGTGGAGTATGCGGGCGCGCATGACGGGGAGGCGACGTATGAGTTGTCGCTGGCCTCGGCGGGTCAGCTCTCGTTCAACGCGCTGTGATGGCGAACCCGTATGCAGGGGAGGTGGCGCTGGTTGTGAACGGCCAGCGCCACCTGATGAAGCTGACGCTGGGCGCGTTGGTGGAGTTGGAAATGGCGCTTAAGGCCGAGAGCCTCGTGGCATTGGTGGAGCGGTTTGAGGCAGGCGGCTATAGCGCGCGTGATGTGATTGCTTTGCTGGCCGCTGGGCTTTCGGGGGCGGGCTGGACTGGCGATGCGCAGGATTTAGCGCGCGCCGATATTGAGGGCGGTCCGGTAGAGGCGGCGCGGGCTGCGGCGGAGTTGTTGGCGCGCAGTTTCGCGGTTCCGAATATATGAAAACGATCATGGATTGGCCGGGGCTGATGCGGCTGGGGCTGCATGAGTTGCGCCTGAGCCCGGCGGCGTTTTGGGCGCTGACCCCGGCGGAATTGCTGGTGATGTTGGGTGCGCAGGCCTCGCAAGCACCCCTTGGGCGGTCGCGGCTGGAAGAGTTGGCGGAGGCCTTTCCTGACACCAAAGAAAGGACGGGATCATGAGCGATCTGGACGGGTTTGAGGATGGGCTTGAGGGCCTTGAGGGGCGGCTTGGGGATGCGGCGGCGGTGACGGCCTCGTTTGATGCCGAGCTAGCGCGGATGCGCGACAGCATGCTGTATACCGGGCGCGAGATTGGGACGTTATCGACCCGGTTTGGCAGCGGGATGCGGCGCGCATTTGATGGCGTTGTCTTTGACGGCATGAAGCTTTCGGATGCGTTGCGCGGCGTGGCGAAATCCATGGCGGATGCAGCCTATTCGGCGGCGATGCGGCCTGTGCAGAACGCGCTGGGCGGGGCTTTGGCCAATGGTGTCAATGCGTTGACGTCGGGGATCTTGCCCTTTGCGGCTGGCGGCGCGTTTGCCCAAGGTCGGGTGATGCCGTTTGCCAAAGGCGGCGTTGTGACGGGGCCTACGAACTTTCCGATGCGCGGCGGACTTGGCTTGATGGGCGAGGCCGGACCGGAGGCGATCATGCCGTTGACGCGGGGGCCCGATGGGCGCTTGGGCGTGCAGGCGGCAGGGGGCGGGGGCGGGCCTGTGCAGGTGGTGATGAATATCTCGTCGCCGGATGCAGAGAGTTTCAGGCGCTCGCGCAGCCAGATTGCTGCGGAGATGAGCAAGGCCCTGAGCCGGGGCGCGCGCAACCGCTAGGCGGCTTTTAACCTATTGAATTTATTGGAGGTGGCCGATGGCCTTTCATGAAGTGCGGTTTCCCGCAAACTTGAGCTTTGGGTCGGTCGGTGGGCCGGAGCGGCGCACGGATGTGGTCACGCTCGCCAATGGATTTGAGGAGCGCAACACGCCCTGGGCCAATGCGCGCCGTCGCTATGACGCGGGGGTGGGGCTGCGGAGCCTGGATGATATTGCCGACCTGATTGCGTTTTTCGAGGCGCGTCAGGGGCAGCTTTATGGGTTTCGCTGGAAGGATTGGGCGGATTTTAAGTCGTGCCTGCCCTCTGGCGTGGTGGCGTTTGATGATCAGGCGATTGGTGTCGGGGATGGAGTGCGATCGGTGTTTGCGTTGACCAAGACCTATGCGTCAGGCGAGGCGCGGTATGTGCGCCCGATCTCGAAGCCGATTGCGGGCACGGTGAAGGTGGGCGTGGGGCCGATCGAGTTGGCCGAGGACGTGCATTATGCGGTCGATCCGGCGGCGGGCACGGTCACGTTTTTGGATCCGCCGGATGTGGGGGCAGAGGTGACGGCGGGGTTCGAGTTTGACGTTCCGGTGCGGTTTGACACCGATGGGATTGCGACCTCGGTTTCCTCGTTTCAGGCGGGCGATATGCCGAGTGTGCCGGTCGTTGAGGTGCGGGTATGAGCGCGGGCAAAGCGGCGCTGCTGGCGCATTTGGCGAGCGGGCTGACAACGGTGTGTCGTGCTTGGGTGGTGACGCGGCGGGATGGTTTGGTCTTGGGTTTTACTGATCATGATCAAGATCTTACGTTTGAGGATGTGGTGTTTCGCGCAGATGGCGGGATGACCGCGCGGGCGCTGGAGCAGGGCAATGGGCTGGCGGTTGATAACTCGGAAGCGCTCGGGGTTCTGACCCATGATGCGATCCGTGCGGCGGACATTCGGGCCGGGCGTTATGACGGCGCGGAGGTGGTGATCTGGCAGGTGAACTGGGCGGATGTGGCGGCGCGGCGCGCGGTGTTTCGTGGGTCTTTGGGTGAGATTACGGAAGCTGGCGGCGCGTTTGAGGCGGAGCTGCGCGGGTTGGCGGAAGCGTTGGGGGCGCCGCAGGGACGGGTTTATCAGAAGGGATGCTCGGCCGTGTTGGGCGATGGGGCGTGTCGCGTGGATTTGGACGTGGCGGGGTATTCGGTCGAGGCGGAGGTTGTAGGCGTCGATGAAGATCGCGTGTTGCGGTTTGCGCCGCTGGAAGGGTTCGATTTGCGCTGGTTTGAGCGCGGGCGGGCCTTGGTTCTGGATGGAGCGGCGCAGGGGCTGGTGGGGATCGTGAAGGCGGATCGCTGGCTGGAAGAGGTGCGCGAGATTGAGCTGTGGCAGGGCTTGCGGGCTGAGGTAGCGGTTGGGGACCGAGTGCGGCTAGAGGCGGGCTGCGACAAGCGGGCGGAGACGTGTCGGTTGAAGTTCCATAATCTGCTGAATTTTCAAGGGTTCCCGCATGTTCCGGGCGAGGATTGGCTCATGGCGTATCCGGCCCAAGGGGGCGTTCATGATGGCGGGAGCCGCTCGTGAGCGCGCGGGTCGTTGCCAAGGCGCGGGGCTGGATCGGCACGCCCTATTTGCACGGCGCGAGTGTGCAGGGCGCGGGGTGCGATTGTTTGGGGCTGTTGCGCGGCGTTTGGCGTGTGGTTGAGGGGGCGGAGCCTGTGACGGTGCCGCGATACTCGGCGGATTGGGACGAGCCGCAGAAGCGGGAAGTGCTGCGGGCTGCGGCCTCGGCCCATCTGGTTGAGGTGGCATTGGGCGGTGCGCGTCCCGGCGATGTGATCTTGTTTCGGATGCGTGCGGGGGCTGTGGCTAAGCATTTGGGAATACAAACGGAAGTCGGGGACGCGCCCCGATTTGTCCATGCCTATGCGGGGCATGGCGTGGTGGAGAATGCGCTGAGTGCGCCTTGGGCGCGGCGGATTGTGGCGCGATTTCGGTTTCCGTCGGTGGCGGTTGGAGGGGTGATCTAATGGCGACGATAGTTCTTTCGGCAGTTGGTGCGGCGGCGGGCGGCGCGATTGGGGGCGGCGCGTTGGGGCTGACCTCGGCTGTGATCGGGCGCGCGGTGGGGGCGACCTTGGGGCGCGTGATTGATGCGCGCTTGATGGGGGCAGGGGCCGATCCGGTGGAGACGGGGCGCGTGGACCGGTTCCGGTTGGCGGGGGCTGGTGAGGGCGATGCGGTGGTGCGGCTGTGGGGTGGGATGCGCCTTGGGGGGCAGGTGATCTGGGCCTCGCGGTTTTTGGAGCGCTCGTCGACCAGTGGTGGGGGTGGTGGCAAGGGCGGGCCGCCTGCGCAGCCGACGGTGACGCGGTATAGCTATTCGGTGTCTCTGGCGCTGGGGCTGTGTGAGGGCGAGATTTCTCGCGTTGGGCGTGTCTGGGCGGACGGCGCGGAGGTGCCGCGTGATGACCTGAATATGAGGGTTTATCGGGGCAGTGCCGACCAGTTGCCGGACCCGAAGATTGAGGCTGTGGAGGGCGCGGGCGTGGTGCCTGCCTACCGGGGGCTGGCCTATGTGGTGATCGAGGATCTGGATCTGGCGCGCTTTGGCAATCGGGTCCCGCAGTTTAGCTTCGAGGTGATCCGGCCTGCGCAAGGTGAGGGGCATGTGTCGCTGGCGGAGCAAATTAAGGCGGTCGCTGTGATCCCCGGCACGGGTGAATATGCGCTGGCGACGACCCCTGTTCATGTGGCGAAGGGGCCGGGGGAGAATGCTTCGGTCAATGTGAATACGCCCGCGGGCAAGACGGATTTCGCGGTCTCCTTGGAGCAGCTTGAGGAGGGGGTGCCGCACTGTGGCTCGGCCCTTTTGGTGGTGTCCTGGTTTGGCGATGACCTGCGCGCGGGGCGGTGTCAGGTGCAGCCGAAGGTGGAGGATGTGAGTGCTGAGGGCAGCGGGATGCCGTGGTCGGTGTCGGGCCGGGTGCGTGCGGGGTGTCCTGAGATTGCGAGAGTGGACGGACGCTCCATCTATGGCGGCACACCTGCGGATGCTTCTGTGGTTGAGGCGATTGCGGGGATGCGGGCTGCGGGGCAGGACGTTGTTTTCTATCCGTTTATCTTGATGGAGCAGTTAGAAGGGAATGGGTTGGCGGACCCGTGGTCGGATGCGAGCGACCAGCCTGCGTTGCCATGGCGTGGCCGGATCACGCTGGAGCAGGCACCGGGGCGTGCAGGCTCGCCCGATGGGACGGCGGCGGCGGATGCGGAAGTGGCTGCGTTTTTTGGAACGGTGACGGCGGCGGATTTTGTCGTTGGACAAGGCGTGGTGTCGTATTCGGGACCGGATGAGTGGACGCTGTCGCGGTTCATCTTGCACTACGCGGCGTTGTGTAAGGCGGCGGGCGGGGTTGAGGCGTTCTGTATCGGCAGCGAATTGCGCAGCCTGACGCAGATCCGGGGGCCGGGGCATTCGTTTCCGGCAGTCGCGGCATTGCAGGCTTTGGCGGGTGAGGTGCGCGCGCTTCTGGGGCCGGATGCGAAGATTGGCTATGCCTCTGATTGGTCGGAGTATTTTGGCTATCGGCCGCAGTATGGATCGGGCGATGTCTATTTTCATCTGGACCCTCTGTGGGCCGATGACGAGATCGATTTTATTGGCATCGACAACTACATGCCGATCTCGGACTGGCGCGATGGGATTGGGCATCTGGATGCTCGAGGTGGCGAGGTCTCGATCTATGATCTGGGGTATTTGTCGGGCAATATTGAGGGGGGAGAGGGGTTTGAATGGTATTACGGCTCGGACGCGGATCGCGCAGCACAGGTGCGCACCCCGATTTTTGACGGCGCGCATGGCGAGGATTGGATCTACCGCTACAAGGATTTGCACAACTGGTGGGAGCATCCGCATCACAACCGGATTGGCGGGGTAAGGCAGGCGCAAGCGACGCCTTGGGTGCCCAGATCAAAGCCGTTCTGGTTCACGGAACTGGGCTGCGCTGCGATTGATAAGGGAACCAACCAGCCGAACAAGTTTCTGGATGCCTTGTCGGCAGAAAGTGCCTTGCCGCATGGATCGAACGGGCGGCGCGATGACTTGATCCAGCAGCGCTACTTGCAGGCGATATTGGGGTATTGGGCGGATCCGGCGCGCAATCCAACTTCGGACATTTATGGCGGCCCGATGATTGATATGGACCGTGCGCATGTCTGGGCCTGGGATGCGCGGCCCTGGCCCGCGTTTCCGAACAGCGTGGCGGTCTGGAGTGACGGGCCGAATTACGGGCGCGGACATTGGCTTGCGGGCCGGGTTGAGGCGCAAGATTTGGGCGCGGTGATTGTGGAGTTGTGCGCGCAAGCGGGCGTGGACGAGGTCGATGTGCGCGAGGTGTTTGGGCTGGTGCGCGGGTTCTCGGTCGGGGATGTCGGATCGGCGCGGGCGGCGTTGCAGCAGTTGATGTTGGCCCATGGACTGGATGCGGTGGAGCGGGATGGGATGGTCGTATTCCGGTCGCGCCGCGAGCGCTTGCCGGTTGTGCTGGATGAGCCTGAGTTGGCGGTTGTGGGCGGTGCCGACGGGTTGGTATCGCGCCACCGCGCGCCTGTGGCAGAGATGGCCGGACGGGTGCGGCTGGGTCATGTGGACGGGGCCAATGAGTATCAGTTGCGCGCGGCGGAGGCGGTGTTTCCCGATGAAGTGTCACGCGGCGTATCGGCGAGCGAATTGCCGATGGCGCTGCTGGACACGGAGGGGCGCGGGATTGTCGAGCGCTGGTTGGCGGAGGCGCGGGTGGCGCGTGACAGCGCGCGGTTTGCGCTGCCGCCATCACGCGCGGATGTCGAGGTTGGCGATCTGGTGCAGCTTGCGGGCGATGGGGCGTTGTGGCGCGTGGACCGGGCCACGGATCAAGGCGCGCGGGAGGTCGATGCAGTGCGGGTTGAGCCGCATGTGTTTGAGCCATCTGAAGCGGTGGAGGCGCTCGTGAGCCCTCGGGATTTCGTGCCGCCTGTGCCGGTCTATCCGCTGTTCTTGGACTTGCCGTTGATGACCGGCGAGGAGGTGCCGCATGCGCCGCATATTGCGGTGGCGGCGAAGCCCTGGCCGGGATCGGCGGCGGTGTATAGCGCGGTCGAGGATGCGGGCTATACGCTGGACCGTTTGGTGGAGGCCGGCGCGACGCTTGGTGTGACGGAGACTGTGTTGAAGCGCGCTGGGCCGGGGCGACTGGATCGTGGCGATGGGCTGCGGGTGCGCCTGACGAGCGGTGATTTGGCCTCGATCAGTGCGGCCCAATTGGCGCGGGGCGGGAACCTGGCGGCGATTGGCGATGGCACGCCGGGGGGCTGGGAGCTGTTTCAGTTTGCAAAGGCGGAGGTGGTGGCCCCCGGTGTGTTTGATCTGTCGGAGCGCTTGCGGGGTCAGCTTGGCAGTGAGGTGGAGATGGCGGATGTCTGGCCTGTCGGCTCGCTGTTTGTGCTGCTGAACGGCGCTGCTGGGCAGATTGAGTATCCGGCGGCGGCGCGAGGCTTGATCCGACATTTTCGGATTGGCCCTGCGCAACGGGGCTATGACGACCCGAGTTATGTGCATGAGGTGCATGCGTTTGAGGGGCGGGGCTTGCGGCCCTATGCGCCTGCGCACCTCAAGGCGCGCTGGCAGGGCAGCGATTTGGCGCTGTCTTGGATCAGGCGCACCCGGCTGGACGGAGATCGCTGGGATCTGGCCGAGGTGCCGCTGGGCGAGACCTCGGAGAGCTATCTGCTGCGGGTTGAGGCGGGCGGCGAAGTGCTGCGTGAGTTGACCCTGCCAGAGCCGAATTTCGTTTATCCGCAAGGGCTTCGCACGGCGGACGGGGTGCCTGCGAGTTACTCGGTAGGGGTGGCTCAAATCTCGGACCGGTTTGGTCCCGGACCTTTCAAAAGGATTGATATCCATGAGTGA